ATGGAAAATTTATACTTGATAATGTGCCGGTAGCCATAGGTAGTGTTAGGATGGAACTGCCCGATAGTGTTGATTATTTTACAATCGTCGATGATGAAATTTTTGGATCAACTTCAGTTCCTGTTGTCTCAACAATTTCTGTTACTTGTATACCTATGTACAGTAGAGCAGAAATGCAAGATTTCAGTGTTACAAAATATATTAACAATGAATCGAATTTTATATCTTCTAAAGGGTTTGTATAATGGCATTGTATTCTAAAGACAGTCCTTATTATTTGACATCTGTATCAAATGGTTATCTTGATACCTATGTTCCTAGAGATATACCTGCAGAAAAGGATGATATTTTATACACCATTACCTCGACATACGAAAATAGGCCAGATTTATTGGCTTACGATTTGTACAAAAATGAAAAGTTATGGTGGGTTTTTTCTGTAAGAAATAAAGCAAAAATTAAAGATCCAATTTTTGATATGCGAGCAGGCACAAATATATATCTTCCTAAAATAACAACCATTCAACGAGTGTTAGGTATCTAATATGTCTTCCAGGATAGATGTTCAAAATAATGTATATGATTCTCCAGAAATTTCTAGAAATACTAATTCTGAAGAAAATCAATTTCAGGAACAAAACAAACAAGAAGTTGTTCAGTCCGGTGAAAAAAATATCCTTCACAATTATAGATCAGTTACATATAATTGGACATTGGCCGGATGTAAAAAAGAATTTCTTTCAAATCCACAACTATTAAGTGAAGGAGAATTAGATTTTGTAATTTTAAAATCTGGAGGTAAAGGTACCACAGGTCTTTCAACTAACGTTGCAGGTATCGAAAGAAAAGTTGGAGAAGAAAAGATTACAGTAATGGAAGGAAATGAAGTTGTAGTTGCAGGAACTAAAGACATTACTGTGACAGATTATAGTGCATCATCTACAGTCGCAGGCTTTAATAAAGACAGTCCTGGTCGATTTGACATGTTTATAGACAATGTAGAAATTCAATCAGTAGCATCATTTAGTAAACAGTCAAATGTATCAATGCCTACGTCAATCAAATTTGAAATAATTGAACCATATAGTGTAAATGGATTTCTTGAAGCTCTTTATGTAACTTCTATTGCAACAGGATATACAAGTTATGTGCAAGCAAATTTTATTTTAAAATTAGAATTTAAAGGTTATAAAGATGGCAACGAATTTTCAGATCCAGAAACAGTTCCAAAATCTACTCGATATTTTCCTATAACATTTTCAAATATTGAAGTTGATATTACTGAAAGAGGAACTCGTTATAGATGCGAGGCTGTGCCTGCAAACGAAAAACTTTTTGGTGAAGCAAATCAAATTAAGAAACCTCTCAAATCCGAAGGAAATACAGTTAAAGAAATTTTATATAATCTTATTAAAAATTTAAATTCGCAAACAGTTCAAATGTATAAAGATACAAATGCTGGACTAGATAGTACACAAATTGACGAATATTTTATTAAGTTTAAAATTTTTGATAATGAACAAGGGTGGATAGATAGTGATGACAGTCCATTGGCAAAATCTATTTTTGTCAAAGTTATGAAAGAAAATGCGTTATATAAGATGGAAGATCCTGCCGAAACAACTCAGCCTACTGCTTATAAGGTAGAAGGTGCTCCGCAACAAAATCCTCAACCTACTCCTCAGGATCAATCTAGAAATCCTGAAGGGTCAAAGTTAACTCCTACTAAATCAGTAATTCATATTAATGAAAACGCAAACGTTCACGAAGTTATTGCGTCAGTTATAAGAGACAGTGAATATACAAAAAATTTAATTGCTTTCTTAGGAAAAGTTCCAAATATTCCAGACCAGTTTGGAATGGTTGATTATTTTACGGTTCGAATAGAAGTAACATTAAAAAACGGAATTAATAAAGTAACAAAAAAACCAGCACAAAATATTACATATGTTGTTTCACCATATAAGATTCATTATACAGAAATACCAAATTATTCAGATGCAATTATTAATGAATCTGAACTTAAAAAATTAAGTTTAAGAGAATATAATTACATATATACTGGTCAAAACTATGATGTTATAAATTTTAGATTAAATTTTAATACATTGTTTTTTGAAGCATTACCTGCTGCTATGGCTAATGATAAAAGGCCTAGTTCTCAACTTGGATCTACTAGTGATGGTGGTAAAAAAATTGGAGCAGAATCACCGACTGTTGGAGATCAAAAACAATCGCAAGTTCCTCTTCCACCTAAAAAGATAGCAATTACTCCAGTTCAAGCATATGGAGGTAATGCAAGTCAGCCATTAGACGATCCATATTCTGTTATGGCGAGACATATGCATGAGGCTGTAGTTAATTCTAAAGCAAGTCTTGTTGATGGAAAATTAGAAATTTTAGGCGATCCATTATTTTTAATAACCGGCGGTATAGGCAATATAAATTTGGAACCAGAAAAAAGAGGTCTAAATAAAAATGGCGAAGCGAATCATCTTTACGGACAACTTTTAATAACAATTAATTTTAGAAATCCAATTGATATTTTACCTTTAGAAAACGGAGGTACTATGTTTTTTGATAAAAATAGAGTACCTTTTAGTGGATCATATCAAGTTACTGAAATTTTAAGTACTTTTAGAGAAGGTGTGTTTAAACAAACTTTAAGTGTTATTAGAGTACCTGGTCAAATATTAGATTATAGTGTAAAACCTACTGATCCAAAAACGCTGTTAGTTCAAACAAGTGATCCTGTTGATCAAGTTAGGGCTGATTCTTCAACTGCTAGGGGTGCTAGTTTTAGACCTAGTTCTGCAACGATAGCAGAACAACTTAGCCAAGGATCTTCTGCCACAACTGCCGCAGATCAAATTCAAGAAGAGGCACCTCCTCCACCCCCTCCACCTCCCAGCGGTGGTCTTGGTGGTACTCCTGTTACTAATTTAACTAGATCCTATGGACTGGCAGGCAGACCTAGCGGATTATTTGCAGGATCATCTGTTATTGGACAACCTTTGCCAGTTGATGTCTCATCAAACATTAGATTAATGTCAAATAACATTCCTTCATCTGCAATCTTTCAAGGATCAAGAATGCAAAACAGTGTTACAGGACTTTATATTAATTCTAGACAGGCTAAAGATATAGTACCAGCAGTTTCAAGAATTCCTCAACCTTCTATTAATCCTGGTGGTTTATTTGATCGAGCCAAGGGAGATATAGATTCTGCAGCAGCATTGGCAATTGCTACAAATGTTCTTACTGGAAATTTGCCTAAAGAAAGAGCTATAGGGTTATTAGCAACAGGAGTTATTAACTCTGCATTAAAATCTATTAAAAATCAATCTAATGTCGGTTCTGGAATTGGTGAGGGGGCAACTGTTTCTATAACAAACCCTGCTGATACTAGTTTGCCTGAAAATCAATTTTCAGGTACAGTAGAGCCTTTTAAGAAGTTAGGTAAAGATACCTTAAATGCAGTTTCTGGAATGGCAAATGATGTTGGAAAGTTTGTTGGAAAAGTTGGAGATAAAATTAAATCTTTTGCCGGAGGTCCTGCAGATCCAGAAGCAGTTGCTGCCGGCGTAGGAATTAATCCTTCTTCTTTATCTGGTATTGATCCTAAATTACAAAGTAAAGTTTTAGGGCAAATAAAAGACCTATCAAAATCTATTCCCTCTGATGTTAATTTAGAACAAGCCGTGGATACAGGTTTAGCGTTTGATATATTGCCGTCGAGCAAGATTCCAAATATTCCTCCTACTGCGCCATATTCTGTTGCACCTAATCCTTTATCTGAGATTGACAAAAGTTATGCAAGATCTGTAGTTTCTAAAAAAGGAGTGCAAGGTCTTGCAGACTTATATGGGTCTAGAAGTTTTAAAAATTTGTCAACGAATATTGTACCAGAAGATTTATTAAGTCAAGTTTCAAATAACCTTCAAAATTTTGAAATTAATCCTTATAAAAATTTAATTTCGACTGAAAATAGAATTGATAGTACTATTATTAAAGATAAGTATGAAACTTCGTCAAAATTAATTTCGAATCAAATAGGAAGTAAATCTGTAAAAGATAAAAGTATATTAGGATCAGTTGGGTCTAAATTTGGAAGTAATGCATCTGCTCCAAGTCCACTTGATCGACTGTTTAATAAATTAAATGATCCCAATGCGCCTCCTTATACAGGTGATGATCCAATAATTAGAAAAAGATTAGGACTACCACCGTTAGAATAATGGAAGAATAATATGGCAAATTTTGAAAAAAGACGCTCGGCAAAATTAGGGTCGCCCGGCCCTTTTTTAGCAGAGGTTAGAAATCACCTAGATCCCACTTATATGGGAAGTTTAGAAGTTGCACTATTTAAAGGTGTAGCACCAGATTTTGATCTTCAAGCAGAAACATATATTGTTAGATATTTAAGTCCATTTGCAGGAAATACAAGCATAAAATACGAAGGCACTAACAGTTCTGATTTTAACGATGTTCAAAAAAGTTACGGATGGTGGGCAGTACCTCCGGACATTGGATCAACAGTTATGGTTGTGTTTATTGACGGGGATCCTAATCAGGGATATTGGTTTGGTTGTGTTTCTGACATGTTTCAAAATCACATGATTCCTGGAATTGCAGCATCAAAACAATCTGCTATTACGGACGAGCAACGAAGAAAATACGGTACAGATTTGTTACCAGTTGCTGAATTTCATAAATCTTCTCGAAAGTTTTCTTTAAGTGTTGACAAATTTACCAAACCTGTTCATCCTTTTGCTGATAGGCTATTGCAACAAGGTTTATTACTAGATACTACAAGAGGTGTTACGTCTAGTTCTGCAAGAAGAGAAATACCTAGCGGAGTATTCGGAATATCTACACCAGGGCCCATTGATGATAGCCCCGGTGCAAAACGTGGAGAAATTGGATATCAATCTAAAGCAAGGATACCTGTAAGCAGATTGGGTGGTACAACTTTTGTAATGGATGACGGGGATGTTAATGGTCAAAATGAATTAGTAAGATTAAGAACACGCACCGGGCATCAAATATTAATGCATAATAGTCAAGATTTAATCTACATTGCTAACAGTAAAGGTACAGCATGGATTGAATTAACTAGTAACGGTAAGATTGATATTTTTGCTCAGGATAGTGTTAGTATTCATACTGAAAATGATTTTAATTTTAGAGCAGATAGAGATATAAATTTAGAAGCAGGTCGCAACATACACATTAGGGCCGATGGAAACATGGAAACAAATATTGTCGGCCATTATTTTTTAAATGTTGATAAAGATGCCAAAATTTCTGTTACGAAAACTTATGATAAAACGATTGGGGGAGTGGCTAAAGTTTCGGTTGCTAATTCGTTTAATTTAAATGTCGCCGGTGATATTAAAGAAACAGCGGGCGCAAGTTTTAATATAGGAGCAGAATCAAATATCAACATAGGAACTGCTGCAACACTAAATTTAGGCGCCAACGGACAAATTATAGCAAGCGGGTCAGTAATTCATTTGAATGGCCCTGCTGCTGCCGCACCTAGCAGTGCAGAAAATGCAGCAATTCCTCCAGATTTGCCTTTATTCACTTTACCTAATAGAAAAGCAAACTCTGGTTGGTCAAACGGAGAATTTTATAAAGCACCAGATATTAAAAGTATTATGCAGAGGGTTCCAACACACGAACCGTGGGATCAACACGAAAACATTAATCCTCCAAAAGTAGAACCGCCCAAAACAGATGTAACATTGGCAGATAGAACAGCCGACGGAATCCCTCCAAATCCTGCTTCTGCTGCTGCTCGAGCATCGGGACAAGTAAGTCAAAATACACCGCCAGTTGAACCAACAAACCCTCCAGTAGTTGTTCCGGGAACTTGTACAATTGAATATGCTAGAGCAATTAACAAAGGAACATCTGGGTTTGGGATAGATGCTTTAAAAACTGCCGCAGAAAAATATGGGTTAAAAAGTCCTTATGCAGTCGCTTCGTTATTGGGGATTTGCGGAGGAGAAACATTATGGGAAGTAAAAGAAGAAAATTTTAATTATACTGCTAATCGATTGTTACAAGTGTTTCCTAGTATATTTAAAGGAGATCGAAGCCTTGCAGAAAAGTATGCAGGAAATCCTAATAATAGTTTACCTGAATTTTTATATGGGTATCAAGGCGCAAAAGGTAGAGAATTAGGAAATAAAGAACCTGGTGACGGAACAAAATTTATTGGCCGAGGCTATATACAAATAACCGGTCGAGCCAACTATGAAAAATATGGAAAATTAATGAAATGGGATTTAGTTAAAAATCCTAAACTATTAAACAGACCAGATCTTGCAGCGGAATCCGCAGTTATATATCTACTAGACAGAGTTAAATTAGATCAAACTAATCCTGGTTATTTTGAAGCCGCTTGCAAGGCTGTTGGAAATAATACTGCTGATATTAAAGCAAAGAAAAAAGGTTTTTATGAATGCTTTTTAGGTCAGTTGCAAGGACAACTTTTAGGAACAGGCTCTGGTGGAATTGTAACAGATGGTCAGGGAAATCCTATAAGAACCGGGTCTGGAGGTTAAAATAAATATTATTATGCCTTACAAAACTATTGAAATTAATGTTTCTAATTACAGAGAAACTCATACTAATAAATTAAGCCAATTTTATAAAGGGTTTAGTACAGTTAACCCATTAAACTTTGGATCAAAATTGTATGATTATGATCTTATCAAACAAAATATTTTAAATCATTTTAATACTAGAAAAGGTAGTAGGGTGATGAATCCTCAGTTTGGAACAATAATTTGGGATTTATTAATGGAACCTTTAACTGAAGAAACAAGAGAATTGTTAACTAATGATATAAAAACAATTTGTACTTTTGATCCTAGAACATATCCTACACAGATTGATATAAGAGAATACGAACAGGGATTTTTATTAGAAATTACTTTGAATTTAACTGAGACAAATCAAAGTACGCAATTGAGGTTAATGTTTGATCAAAAACTTGGCCTTCTTGCAGAATAAAGTATGCAGTTTATTTTAAAAATAAATATGGTATCGAGTTAAAATTATGATTCCATCTACAAATACAAAATTATTAGTGGCAGAAGATTGGAAAAAAGTATACCAATCTTTTAAAAATGCCGATTTTAAAAGTTATGATTTTGAAACCCTTAAAAGGGTAATGATTTCTTATCTTCGTGAAAATTATCCTGAAGAATTTAATGACTTCATTGACAGTAGTGAATACATTGCGTTAATTGATTTAATTGCGTACCTTGGCCAAAATTTAAGTTTTAGAATTGACTTAAATGCTAGAGAAAACTTTTTAGAAACTGCTGAACGTCGTGAGAGTATTTTAAGATTAGCACAGTTAATTAGTTATAATCCTGCAAGAAATGTTCCAGCAAACGGATTTTTAAAAGTTACTGCTATTTCTACTACAGATAATGTTTTTGATGCAAACGGTGTAAATTTAGCAAACACAGTTATTGCGTGGAACGATCCAACAAATCAAGATTGGTATCAGCAATTTGTCAACATAATGAATTCTGCAATGACTACAGCGTTTGGCAATCCAGTTGATAGAGATACAATATCTGGAGCGTTAACAGAAAGGTATGTAGTTAACAGTTCTAATAATGATGTGCCTATTTTTAATTTTTCAAAAGTTATTAATGGGGTGTCAATGAATTTTGAAATTGTTCCTTGTACTTTTACAGGAGAATCGTACATTTATGAAGATTCGCCAGCACCTGGAAAATCATTTAGTTTAATTTATAAAAATGACAATCAAGGCTCGGCTAGTCCAAATACAGGATTTTTAGTTCATTTTAGACAAGGAACATTAAGTTTGGCGAACTTTAGTTTAGATAATCCGGTACCTAATGAAATTGTTGGCGTTAATACTCCTAATATTAATAATTCTGATGTTTGGTTATGGCAATTAGACAAAAACGGAAATTATAGTACATTATGGACTCAAGTCCCGGCATTACTAGGAAATAACGTAATTTATAATAGTTTAAATCAAAGTTTGAGATCTATATATGCTGTATCAACTAGAAATGATGATCAAATTGATTTAAATTTTGCTGATGGCGTTTTTGGAGATTTACCTAAAGGAGATTTTCGATTATTTTACAGACAGAGCAATGGTTTAAGTTATATAATTAAACCAGAGCAGATGTCTGGAGTAGTTATTACTATTCCATATTTTAATTCATTTGGTCAGTCTCAAGAATTGCAACTAACGCTAAGTCTTGAATATACGGTAAGCAATAGTGCTGGCCCAGAATCAAATGCTAGTATACAGTTAAAAGCACCTCAACTTTATTACACACAAAATAGAATGATTACTGGAGAAGATTATAACATTTCTCCATTAAATGCCGGGTCTGATATTTTAAAAGTTAAAAGTATTAATAGAATTTCTAGTGGATTAAGCAAATATTTTGATATTTCTGATGTAACAGGAAAGTATAGTCAAACAAACATTTTTGCAGATGACGGGATTTTGTATAAAGAAGAAATAGAAGAATTTTTTGAATTTGATTTTGCCAGCCGATCTCAAATACTTTCTGTAATTAAAAATCAATTAGCGCCTATTGTTAATAGTTCAAAATTAAAAAATTTTTATTTAGACAAGTATTCTAAAATTGATTTAGCATATTTAGGTATAAGATGGACCGAAGTTAACAAAATTCCTAACGAAAGTAGAGGATATTTTAATTTAGGATCTCAAGTTTTTTCAGTTGGAACATTTTCTATATCTAATTTAAAATATATAACTCC